TGCCTGACGTGGTTGTTAACTGCGTCGGGCATTTTGACGTTACCAATAAAGAATCTCATTTCAAAACAATGAATATTAATGTTGGCTCAAATTGGAGCATTATCAAACATTATATAGACAATATTAGTACCAAACCAGTTAAAATTATTATGGTCGGATCTAGTGCCTATAAATCTGGTCGCAAGAGCTACATTTTATACGCCGCCAGTAAATCCGCACTATATAATGTATGGCAAGGTGCCAGCGAGTATTTTGAAGGATCTAATGTATCAATAAGTTTAATTAATCCAGTAAAAACTCGTACACCAATGATAGATATGTCAACTAAAGATATTTGTCTAGAGCCTGAAGATGTAGCACAAGCAATTTTAACTATGACATCAACTAATAGCAGCAATTTAGTTGATATGAAGTATCCAGAGGAAACAAAATGAAAATCGGAATTATAGGCAAAGGAACAGTAGGCAAAGCAGTTTATGAAGGACTTAATCACCTAGGACATCAAATGAGTTTCTTTGATCCTGCATATGATGGATCAACTCTTAGTGATGTATTAGATACTGATTGTGTGTTTATTAGCGTACCAACTAACCAAGCTGCAAATGGTGATTGCGATACCAGTATCGTAGAAAGTGTAGTATCAGAATTAGACTCTGCTGGTTACAAAGGACTAGTGGGTATTAAAAGTACAGTAGTTCCAGGCACAAGTGATCTCTTATCAGCCTCTCATCCTAATCTACGCATTTGTTCAGTTCCAGAATTTCTTCGTGCCAAGACAGCACTAGCTGACTTTATGTATAATCACGATCTGTTAATTATTGGCAGTACTCGTGAAGAAGATTATGTCATGATGAAGGCAATACATGGTAACCTACCAAAGAACGTTGCTTGTGTTAAGCCTGCTGAGGCAGAAGTTGTAAAATACTTTAACAACGTCAATCATGCTACACAAATTATATTTGCCAATATTGCATATGAAGTATGCAAAAAGCTAGGGGTAGATTACAACAATGTATACAACGCTATCATTCAACGTGATAGTATTAATCCAGCTTATCTAATGTGCAATGAAAATCTTCGTGGATTTGGCGGACATTGTTTGCCCAAGGATACTAGCGCATGGAACAATTTGGTTAAAAGTTTGGGCCTAAAGTTTTCAATGATTCAAGCTCTTATTGATGACAACGCAAAGGTGAATGATGAGTAAAATCTTAGTAACAGGAGCCAGTGGTCTATTAGGCACAGAATTTTGTCACCAACTTAAAGAAGCAGGGCATGAAGTTTGGGCAGTAGATAACCATAGTCGCAGCGAAACTATTCCTCCGTGTGATGAATGGCATAAAATGGATCTGTTAGCCAATGATAGATTTATTGGCCTATCATCACTACCTCGTGATTTTGATTACATTTATCACTATGGTGCTATTAATGGTACAACCAATTTTTATAAAATTCCAAACAAGGTATTGGAAAATAACTTTGTCAGTGATATCAATGTATTCAACTTTGCAGCCAAATGTAAAAACTTAAAACGATTGATATACGCATCTAGCTCAGAAGTTGTTGCCGATGACCCCGTTAGTCCTGTTACTGAAAACTCAGATGTATTCATCAAGGATATACACAACGCTCGTTGGAGTTATCGCTTAGCCAAAATCACTAGCGAGAACTTTTTAGCAAATTCTGAGTTACCATATGTTATGCTACGTTACTTTAATGTATATGGTGAGAACTCAAAGAAAGGACACTTTTTAGGTGACCAAATTGATAAGATCAAAAATGGGGTGTTCTCAGTCATTGGCTCGCATGAAACACGATCATTTTGTCACGTAAGCGATGCTATTCGTGCCAGTATATATGTTGCTGAAAATGCTAACCGAGTGTTAGTAAACGTAGGCAATGACCGTGAAATATCAATCGGTGACGCTGTTCGTATTATCGCAACAGAACTTGGACATCCAGATGCTGTATTTGAAGAATTGCCAAGCATGGCTGGATCTGTTGCTAATCGTCGGCCTGATCTTACTAAGCTGCGTGAAATTATGCTTGACTATAATCCTTTAAGTTTTGAAGAAGGTATTCGGCAAATTTTAAGTTGACAAATTCCTATAGATCGTGTACAATATAACTTTACTCAATCTATAGGATTTACAATGAAAAAAGTAACAGTAACTTGGCAGGGAATAGAAGGTATGTGCCATGACATTCTACGACAAATTCAATTAGATAACTGGAAGCCTGACTATGTAGTTGGACTTACTCGTGGTGGGCTTGTTCCTGCTAATCTGATTAGTCAATATTTGAATATTCCAATGGAAACGTTACAGGTTCATGTACACAATGGCAAAGAATCTGAAAGCAATTTATGGATGTCTGAAGATGCATATGGATACGAGGATTCTCCAAAGCAAATTCTTATTTTTAACGATATCAACGATACAGGAGCTACTTTAAATTGGATCAAACGTGACTGGGAAAGTAACTGTTTAGGACACGATGAACGTTGGGATCATGTATGGAATAAGAGTACTCGTGTAGCTACGCTGTACGATAATGAAGTGAGTAAATCAGAGCTTGCTATTAACTATAGTTCGGTTACAATTAACAAGTTTACAGAAGATTGCCAGATTGAATTCCCATGGGAAAACTGGTGGAATAAATGATTTTTACAATAGGAGATTATTATGTTTAATACAAATCAGATCGATACCAATACCATAGCATTAAGCTATCGGGCAGCAGAAGAAGTTAATAGCGCAATGAGTCGCGTCTATGGATATATGAGTTTAGCAGTTATTGTATCAATGTTGGTTAGTTACTTTGTTGGAACTAGTCCAGAGTTGTTAAAATTCTTTTTCACAGGTATTTTAAAGTGGATCGTAATTTTTGCTCCCCTAGCAGCAGTATTTGGTGTTGCGATGATACTGGCACGCAGTCCAGGCAAAAGTACTGCTCTATTATGTTCGCGGCACTAATGGGATTGAGCTTTGCTACAATCTTTGCTGTGTTTACTATGGGAAGTATTGTTAGTGCTTTCATGGGCGCAGCAATTTTGTTTGGAGTAATGAGTTTTTATGGATACTTTACCAAGCGTAGCTTAGACAGTATGGGCAAGTTTATGTTTATTGGTCTAATCGCAATTGTCATTGCCAGTATTGTTAATATCTTTATCGGCAGTACTGTAATGCAAATGGTAATTAGTGCCCTTGCTATTATTATCTTTCTTGGATTGACAGCATACGACACACAACAAATTCGTGAAATGGTTAGCGTTGACTCTAGTTCAGCAGTTGAAGTAACAGGTGCGTTGACACTATATCTTGACTTTATCAACATCTTCCTCAATTTGTTACAATTGTTTGGCGATAAAAACGACTGATGAAGAATTTTGTAATTGACGAAGGAAAGCCATTTGATGTACACATTCGTTCCGTTCATCGTTGCCTAGAGAATCCAGAGAATCCTACAGCAGATGATTTGATTAAGATTCTAAAAGATACGCATCAGTTTACTACCATGTCTAATGATGATAGTCCCGAGTTTAAATCATTACGAAATACACTGGAAGCAGAGGGTTATATTGAATGTCAGCGTAACTGGTGGAATGGTGACCGTGTAATAAGACCATTTACTTTAAATGGAGTTAAATTTAAAGTAAATGATAAGTTCTGCTGTGGTGGAGCAATGAAACATCATTTACAATTTGAAAGGGAATATGAAAACAAGAGAACAAATCATTACTAGTATGTGCTATACATGGCGGCATGATTACGGGCTAGATAAACCGGAGGGTGAAGACTTTGCTAGTAAATTGTCATCAGGTACAACACAAGCTGAGCGTGAGTTTCTATGGAAACAAATGGCACAGATATTTGACAATGATATTGCTCCGCATATGAAGTTTGTTAGACCTCGTCTAACAAAAGAAGAAAGAATAGCAAAGCGAGAAGATCGTCGTGAACTAAATAGACATCTTGGATACAGTCGCATAGGGGCAGATGCCTTTCGGCGTGGCAGGTAAAATGTTAACACCAGACGCAGCATTAGGAATAATAGATATGTTTAAAATGATTAAAAGATGGTTTACAAAGAAACCAGTGGAGCAGGTAGCGCAAACAGTAACTCCACCGCCAGTTAAGTCAGCCAAGGAATTAGCCACTGACAAGGGAGAAGCCTATGTTAATATTATTAGCATGGATATTGACCCAAATGGTATGGGAATGGGATCGTTTGAGCTAGACTGGAACGCAAAGTTTATTGCTGATCTAGTCAGGCATGGTTACATGATGGATCAAAATGATACTGATGCTGACATCGTGGATCGTTGGTTTACCAATGTATGTCGCAATGTAGTATTAGAAACATATGAACAATATGAAGCTATGAGCAATCGTGTTGTTAAGACACGAGATATGGGTGATGGTCGCAGTGAGGTTAGCTGATGATGATATATGTCAATGGCAGTACGCATACCATGGCGGCTGAAGCTGCTACTACGTATACTGTAGCTAGTGATGATCCTGCATTAATTCATTTGGGTAAACTACCACATCCTGTTAATTTATCTGCTGGCTGGGGAAAAATGTTAAGTGTCGCACTTAGGTCAGGATTTCAATGTGGTGCAATTGTAGATAATACGGTTGATAAAATTATAGATGATACAGTGGCATGGGCAGATTCCCAGAATCAGAATAGCATTGTAATAATTGAATGGTCTGATATTACACCAGATGATGAAGATAAGATATGGCAATTTCATAAAAAGTTAGATAATCAAAATATCAAACATATATTCTTCAATAGCAATACTCCATGTACTGATTACTCATATGATTGGAATTATGCCTACATTTCTCCCACTGATGCGGATGGAACATATGAACGTAGATTACAACTTGCCAATATTGAGACTGTTTCACCCACTTCAAAGCACTTTGGCAAAGATGGTCATGTATTTTGGAATAGATTTTTACTAAATTACATCATTACACATGATTTTATTTGACCTCCAACATTATAACTGTTATACTTAATACATGAAATATATTTTAATTGATACAGCAAATCTTTTCTTTCGTGCTAGACATATTGCTGGTCGTGCTTCTTCAGCAGAAGAAAAAGCAGCATTTTGTCTTCATATCATACTTTCCTCTGCTAATAAAGTAACCCGAATGGTAGGAGCTGACCATGTAGTGTTTGCTCTTGAAGGGCGATCATGGCGTAAAAACTTTTACAAGCCATATAAAGCCAACCGAGCAGAAGCTAAAAAAGCTTTGACAGATCAACAGGCAGAAGAAGACAAAATGTTTTGGGAGGCATATGAATCCTTGACTAAATATTTGTCTGAGAAAACAAACTGTAGCGTCATTCGCTGTCCGATAGCAGAAGGTGATGATGTTATGGCTCGTTGGATCGCATTACATCCTCATGATGAACATGTTGTTGTTAGTAGTGATACCGACATCGTTCAATTAGTAGCACCCAATGTCAAACAATATAACGGTATAACCGACGAATTAATCACATTAGAAGGAACTTTTAATGATAAGGGAAAAATTGTTATCGATAAGAAAACTAAAGAGCCTAAGCCGCCAGTTAACCCGCAGTGGCTTCTCTTCGAGAAGTGTATGCGCGGCGATTCGTCGGATAACATCTTTTCGGCCTACCCGGGAGTTAGAGTCAATAGTACTAAAAAGAAGATTGGCCTTACGGAAGCGTTCGACGACAGAGATAAAAAAGGATACGCCTGGAACAACATGATGTTACAGCGGTGGACTGATCCGGATGAGGTTGAACATCGTGTACTTGATGACTATCATCGTAATGTAACTCTAGTGGATTTAACTGCACAACCTGAAGATATTAAATTGATCATTGATACTAGCATTAAAGAGCAAATTAGTCACAAAGATGTAGGTCAAGTTGGCATTAGATTCTTACAGTTTTGCGGAAAATATGATCTTGCTAAGCTAAGTGAAAATGCTGAAGCATTTGGTAGTTGGCTGAATAAAACTTATAGCGGGGTATTAGATGCTTAATTTTCTGTTTGGTGCTGTAATCTTTGTAGTAGTATCATTTGTAGTAGTATTAACTTTTATACTAGTACAGCAAGACAAAGATCGTGTTACGGTAACATATGATTGCCGTATGCTAATGGGAAACTGGCATCCAGATGTCCCGAAAGTGGTAATAGAAGAATGTAAAAGAGGATTAAAGAATGACATTAATAGCAAAGCCTGTAATAGACAAACAGTTTTGGATCTTACAACAAGATAACAACAAGATCGGCAATATCGAAGCATGTGATGGTGGATATCAAGTTAAAATCAATAATCAAGTTGTAGCACAATACAAGACGATTAAACTTGTTGAGCGTAACATCAATGTTACTTTTGAAACTATTCCCAAACCAGAAAAGAAAACTTCAAACATAGTGCATGGTTATCAAGCAGCAGGGCGTGTATATAATCCTGTATGGGATGTTCCACATAAGTTACCTGTTTATACCAAAACTAGAAAGAGTAAATCTTGGTACGCTGCCGGATGGTATACCGTCAATAAAAGTAAACACTGGACTACTGAACAAGATCCTAAACTAATCGTACTAAAACGATACCCTTATAAGGGACCATTTCATACTAAACAAGAGGCAGAACTTAAATGACAAATCCATTCCGCGACAGCGACAAATTCATGACAGCATGTGAACAAACAATCACAGGCATGAATGACGACCAGTTTAGAATGTATTCTACACTGATTACTGAAGAATACACAGAATTACAAGAAGCTATTGCTGCTGGTGATAAAGTTGAAACACTTGATGCCCTAATAGACATTATGGTTGTTGTTGCCGGTGCTATCAATAGTATGGGAGCAGATGGCGAAGGTGCATGGCGTGAGGTAATGGCCACAAACTTTGCCAAAATTGACAGACAATTAGGCAAGGTACGGCGCAGAGATGACGGGAAAATTTTAAAACCTGATGGATGGACACCACCTAATTTGGCAAAATTTTTAACGAGAGAACATTGAGCATACACCTACAAAAGTTCATTGAACGAGTTCGTGGGAACGATGCCAGGGGTGGCAAAGATTTTGTCATGCCAATGAAAGATGCAAAGGGAATGGCCGCTGACTTAACAGAGCTATTACTAGAGCTTAGGACTCTAAAGGAAGCAGCACTTCAACCACAAAAAGAAGAGATTATTGAAGTTAAAATTTCAGGTGGGAAATTTTAATCTCTGTATATTACCACTAAATAATATACTATGTCTAGACCCAAGCCCCAAATCCTTGCTGAATTAACTAATAAACAGACCTACAAGACTGAACAAATTTTGGCGTCAGACGGCATATGGGCTGTTTATTATGAGAACAATCCTATCAATATCAAAACTTCTAATATGTTGATTCAGTATCCAGGACCCAAGTATAAAAAAGTAAGTTTCAGTAATCCCGGACATGCAATAAATCTTGCAAAAAAACTTAACGCTCAATTTAAAACAGATAAGTTTTCTGTTGTGTTGTTAAAAGAAGGCAATAAAGTATATCCATAGAGATCTATGTCTACTAAACTTGATCTCACCAAAGAACTAGTCAAAATATTATCTATTGAGAATGAATTAAACATAGACAATTTGTATACTGATATCTGGCGAAATTTTAGGCAAGATGGTGGATTTAGATTAACTAGCAAAGGATATGAATTATTCAGTAAATATCTAGAGTTAGAGCATTATACTGTTGACTTAAATGTACCTTCTGTTAGTATTACAATGTTGCTAGCGTTGGATCATAAATTAAAACATCCATATTATCTTCATCTGTATAAACATAATGTTGATCTAGTATTATTTGACAGCAAAGAGGCTATGTTGGCCAATTTATATGGTGATTTAAAGAAATTTCTTGACAATTATAGTTAATGTAGTTATAATAGAGTTTAAGGGTGTTCTGTGTTCCTGTAGCTCAGTGGTTAGAGCAGGAAACTCATAATTTCTTGGCCGTTGGTTCAAATCCAACCGGGAACACAGAACATCTTTATTAGTATCACAGAATCTTCGCGCTTTTTCTTCTATTTTCAGTTTTTGTAAGATATTGTAAATTTTCTATACTATGTAGTCCTCCTTTGCTGATTGGATTAATATGGTCTACTTCATATCCCATCGGGCAATTTTTATAAAACTCTTTAATAGCCTTACGGTCAACATTTATAGGAGTTTGATTTCTGAGTTTAGCACGATAATTGGCAGAAGCCTCATTTCGGCGAATTCTTTTTACTTCTTTTGCTTCGGCGACAGTCTTATATTTTTTTCTAGCGTTAGCTGAACACTTTCTAGAACAAAATTTTCCCCTAGTTAACACTATATTACAATGATCACATGATTTTAGTGTAACTTTAATTTTTCCTGTATTGTTGTGTATCGCTGAACAGGTTGATGAACAAAACTTATTTGCTCGTTTTTCGTATGATATTATACTGGCACAATGAGTACAAGTCTTAGGTGAAATATGATATTGTTCAGCTAGTTTTTGTTGCTGAACAGCACATATATCCGCCCACGCTTTACCACCAAGCAGGCCGCCAACTTTTCCGGCAGAATATTTTGATTTTTGTTGAGATGTACCATGTGCTCGCTCATAATGAGTATGTATTCCTTTTACAGATTTTATTTCTTTGCAAATAATACAAGAGCATTGTAGTTGAATATAAGTAGTCATGCTGGTGTCCTCCAAGACAGTAGAGTAGTTGGGATCCCCATCCGCGAACTACATTTATATTTAGTAATTTAACAAATATCTTGAAAATAGTTTTAATTTACGATATAATAGTAAATAGTATTAAAGAATTGTAGTTTAATGCTTTAAGAGAAAGGTGCTTCGGACGGGAGGGGCGGTGCCTCCCCTGGTCCACCATAAGCATATTAACCTTTGGGTGTAGTCCGTAAGGATCAAGAGATAATTTCAAAGAACCCATATAACCAAGTTAGTATGCTTCTGATGGGCCAGTCTTAGATTCGACGGGGTGATGAGTATTAAGAAGATCTACACGGTAGGCGATGACCGCAAATCAAGCAAAAAACCTAGACGCAAACGCATCTAAAGGCGAAGTAACTGTATCAGCTGGCAAAGGAATTCGTTTCTCTGCTCGTTCTTCAGTGAAAGCCGAAACTTTCGCAGTTTAATCACTGGCGTAGGGTAGTTATACCTAGTAACAGAAAATAGCAATAGGGACTTCGGTCCCTATTTTTATACCAAAATCATTGACAACATTCCACGTATAGCTTATAATATCTATACTTAAACTTACAAAGAAAATCATGGCACATTTTTTAAAATCAGGCAATACATACAAAGTCGCTTCAGAAGAAGCAATGGATATTCATTCTACATTGCCTGCTGGCAACTATGTAATCAAGGTCGATATGTTTGAAAACTTATATCTTGAACACATTGATGGCTTTACAGTATCAGGCAAGATTTACGGTGATACACTTAAAAATACAGACCGTATTATCAACACATTTTGGGAACGCCCTAGTTCTACTGGCGTTATGCTAACAGGTGAAAAAGGGTCGGGGAAGACATTACTAAGCAAAAAGATCAGCATTGAGCTGGCTAAGCAAGATGTACCAACCATTGTTATTAACGATGCGTTTACAGGCGAGAAGTTCAATACACTCCTACAAACTATCAGTCAACCTTGTATTATCTTGTTTGACGAGTTTGAAAAAGTCTATGACAAAGATGAGCAAGAAGCTATTCTTACTCTACTTGATGGTGTGTACTCTGGTAAGAAACTGTTTATCCTAACTTGTAATGACAAGTGGCGGGTTGATCAACATATGCGTAATCGTCCTGGTCGTATTTTCTACATGATTGACTTCACCGGATTATCACAGGAATTTATTGTTGAATACTGTGAAGATAATCTTAAACACAAAGAACACATTGAGCGTATTTGTTCCCTGACTAACTTGTTTTCTGAGTTTAACTTTGACATGCTGAAAGCACTTGTTGAAGAAATGAACCGCTACAATGAAGCTCCGCAAGACGCAATGAAAATTCTAAACGCCAAGCCTGAGTTTGATTCAGGATGTAACTATGATATTTCATTGATTGTTGAAGGCAAAGAACTTAGCGTTACTACTCATCCTGAAGTCTTTGAGGGTAATCCGCTTGCTAAGCCTGTTCATATTTCCTATGATTCAGAAAAAGATGAAGATGGTGATACAGAATGGATTACCAATCGATTTAGTCCACAAGATTTAGTCAAGGTTGATAACAACGGTGCCCGTTTTGTTTTTGAGAACAAAGGCATTCGTTTGATGCTAACTAGGATTAAAGCAAAAACTTACAATCCGTATGCGTTTTAACAATAAGCCCTTCGGGGCTTATTTCTTATCAATATTATCAAAATAATTGATTCTGTTGGTTGTATGTTTTATAATTATATATAACATAGGAAAAATAAAATGTCTAACGAACAAGATCATCAATCATCCTCACCCTTTGAATGGGAACCAGAGTTACATGCAGTTCATTGGCAAAATATGCCTGAATTTAAGCAGCCAGACAATGGACCGCATCGTCAGGTAATTATAAGTTTTGAGTCTGATGAAGATGTGCAAGAATTTGCAAAGTTGATAAATCGACAAATTTCATCAAAAACTAAAAGTCTGTGGTTTCCAGATCGCCCACGTGGTGTTTTTAAAGAATTATTCTGGGCAGAGGGGGAAGATGAGTGAACCCACAATTTCCAATTTATATCGTAAGTAAAGGTCGTGCTGATAGTAGATTAACTAGTAGAGCACTTGAAGCAATGAAAGTGCCATACTATATAGTCATTGAGCAATCAGACTATGATGCCTATTCTGCAGTTATTGATCCTACTAAGATTCTTATTCTTGATCAAGAATATAAGAGACAATATGATACCTTCGATGATCTTGCATTAACAAAATCAACAGGACCAGGGCCAGCTCGTAATTTCGCATGGGATCATTCCATCAAAAATGGATTTGATTGGCATTGGGTAATGGATGATAACATTAAAGAATTTTTAAGATTAACTGATAATCAGAAAATAAGATTTGGTGATGGGACTTGCTTTGCTGTAATGGAAGATTTTTGTCTTCGTTATAGTAACGTAGGCATGGCAGGTCCTAACTACCGAGCGTTTGCTCCTCAAAACGCAGCAATACCTCCGTTTGTACTTAATACTAGAATTTACAGCTGTAATCTAATCAGAAATAACACACCATACAGATGGCGTGGCCGTTATAATGAAGATACTGATATTAGTCTGCGTATGTTGAAAGATGGACTAGTCACAGTGCAGTTCAATGCATTTCTTCAGGATAAAATGAGAACTCAGGTATTAGGTGGTGGTAATACTGCAGAATTTTATGCAACAGAAGGTACAGAAGCAAAATCAAGAATGCAAGTAGCTATGCATCCTGACGTGTCTAGACTTACCTGGAAATTTGGCAGAGTACATCACGAAGTAAATTATCATCCATTCAAAGACATTCCACTAAAATTTAAAGATGACTATACTCCCGTAGAAGGCGTAAACAACTATGGATTAAAGTTGGCATCAGGATGGGTACCTCATTTCAAAGATTTTGATTAAATATACCAAAATGATTGATTTTATACACTTATTTGTGTATAATTTTTATATTGACTAAATAACTTTATAACTTCTAACAAAAGTTGACAATTTAACTTTTACCTAGTACAATTACATATAATGAAAAACATAAAACTTTCCATATCGCATCAGTTACCACAGACAACAGCATTATGCTGGAGTCCGGTTGCCTCATTGCGCTCAGAAAGTAATAATGGATTTGATATGATTAATGCAGGCAAGGAGTATAGTAGGGTTCGACGAGGATGGGATGTTTAAGCAATAGCTAGCATCGTAAACTTTGAGAACCCTGAACTAGAACTTCAGGGTTTTTTTATTTTGGCAGTGGTGTAATAGGAAACGAGATCCTAGCCCGCACTTAAAACATGGGTAAATGGGCGGACTAGATGATGAATTTTCTCTTGTGAGATGAAAAACTCTAGCGTATTAAAGCATATTATG